AAACTATCCCCACTAGGGAAATCCATACCTGCTATTCTTGAACCGGCAGTAAGTAATGTGCTTGTACCCTCTGATCTTAATTTAGATGCACCGATTGATCCCCTACCTCTCAAACTTGCTTGAGCAAATAAAGAGTTTTGTCTGATGTTAAATATATCTTCTTGTGATTGTTTAATAGTATCTGCTTGAATTAATAAAGGTGTACCTGCACCACTTCTAACACCACTAGCTGAAAAAGCAGCTATCTGTCGTTTTTGTAAATCTTCTGCATCCCTTGCTCGTTGTGCTGCCTCTGCATCTGCTGCTGCTGCTTCTCTTTGTGCTTCTAATGCTGCTAAATCTTCAGTAGCATCTGCTTGTCTAAAAGAACTAACAGCAGATACGACTGCTCCTACCGCCATTATTGCTGCTTTTACAAATGGTGATGCCATTTACGAAATCCTCGCATATAAATAATGATCGCCACCAACATATTTTCTCATTAAACCTTCTCTTTCAAAGCCTAAAAATTCAATCCATTTAACTGCTTTTTTATTTTCTTTGAGAACTGTGGCTTGTACTCTTTGAAGTTTGTATAAATCTGTTCCGGCATTTAACATGTTACGAACTGCCTTACTAAACCATAATGGGTATTTTTCTACTAATGGTGTTGTCAATACCCAAACAGTACCAACACCAAGACTTTCTACTATCCCTGCTGAGAAAGCATATTCGTCATCTACAAAACCAGAATAACTAGGAGAATTATCATCTGCAAAACCTGCTATTTTTAATAATTTTTGATCGTGTGGACGTAAGTTTTTTACGTCATCTATTTTGAATGGTCTAACTACCTTAGTCGTATGCACCGAGCGTTCCTGTAATTGATAATACTTGAATTGGTAATGGTTCAGTTTGCTCAACAGTAATATGTCCGTCCTTGTCGTAGCCTAAATTACATACACGTTTATCGCCTGTGAATAGTGAAGGTGCTTTCCCCATCTTATCTGCGGAAGTACGATAGTAAATTATGTCATCGTTAATCTTTCCACCTAATGTCTGGTGAAATCTGGCAATAACTTCATTCCATCTTTTCGCTTTACCCTGTAAGGTAGCTTGTTGTTGTTGAGAGTCTGGTCTTAATGTCTGGAGTGTTGAAGTGTAAGCCAAACCTATCTCAATCTCTGTGGCTGATCTATCTAATGTTATAGCACCACCGCTTACTCTTTTATTAGGGTGTAACGCTCCGTCAGCAATAATCTTAACTGTCTGCCCTTCAAGATGTTCTAGGTTAGATATTGCAGATATTGCTGCACCACTATACGTCAATCCTGAATCTGTATTCATTTCAGGCCATTGCACATTAGTAGCTGTTGCCCATTGTTTTTCGTCTAGGTATTCTACATATCGTTTCGTTGTGCCGTTAATAGTTCTTTTAACTATTACCCAAGTTTGATCTCTATCAGAGATTGGAATACTAGCTACTGATTCTACAACTGCAATACCTTCATCTGTTGTCGCTAGTCTTGTGGTGTCGGAACTTTCTATTGTTAATTTTCCATTACCACTTTTTAATGTCTCATAAACTGTAACAACATTAGCAGCAGGGTTAGCAACAGTAAAATCAGCATGTGCATTAATAGTTGTAAATATATTATCTGCTGTTGTGTTGTTATTTGTATTAGGTCTGAACCCAGTAGAACTTGATGGACTTGTACCTCCAACTGATTCGCTAGTAAAAGTTACAGTTGTGCCGTCAGCTTTTGTTAGAATTAAAGTAGTGCCAACAGCAATATTCGCAAAGTCTGTTACTGTAATTGTACATTCACCAAAGTTACCGCCAACAATATGACGACTCCATGCGACAACATCCTGATCTCGCTCATAAGTCATAGCCAGTAATTGACCATCACTTCTTACTGCCCATAATTGGGAATCATTCTCTTGTTTATAATCTAATGCAATAATGCTTGGGTCACTAACATGTTCAGATAGGATCGTAATATCTGGTGCGACAAAAGCATCTTGTTCAAACCTGAAGAAAAACTCTCGTAACTTTCTACCGGCTCGTTGAACAAATAACACAACATTTCGTATCTGTATTGGCATAATGGTAGTTGAGCCAAATGTCGTTTGTCTTTTAATAGATACGTTAGTTGGAGACAAAGGTGCATCACTTGTTGATGTAACTGTAAACTCTCCACCTGCTGTACCAATACATAGTCTTGATGCAGGTGCTAACCATCTTATTACGTTTACCTTATTTGATGCTATTGTGAATATAAAAGCATCACTAGCATCTGTACCTGCTTTAAAGTTTTCAAAATCTCCAGATACACTTCCCCATAATGTTTGAGGATTGTTTGTTGAACCGGCAAACATAAGTCTTTCCTCAAAGAACGTCACACATGTAGGAAATCCCTGATGTGTTGACCATGCGCCTTCAGACCATTCTGTTGTTGTACCTGTTCCTGTTATATCATCGGTAACAGTTACAGTTAAGTGAGTCGTATCGACAAAAGCTGTACAAGTTACATACCCACCTAAAAATGAAAAAATTGCACCAACATGGTTGGCATTAAAAATAGCGGTACTTGCCGTTAATGTCCTACTTGAACCAGAAGTAGCATTACACGATAACGTGGTAGCTGTGGTGTTTTGGTCAAGATAGGGGCCATCAATAAAAGTTATTTCAGTCAACGTCCAATTATTATGCGCTGTTCTTGTTAGTTTTCTTGGAGCATAACTTGGGTGAGTGATGAACATAGTGTCAGCACTTTGGGCAAACTGAATTTCATTTATGTCTGCCTCTACATATGGAGTGACTACTTCATAAACTCTAGCAGCAGTACCGCCTGAAGAATAAGCTGTAAAAGATGATGAGTCGATGCCGGATAACTCGAATGTATTGGTTGTCTTATTTGCGACAATAAACCTTTTAGAATTAACTTCAGTCATCCCTACAACTGCTGCTATATCAACTTCATCACCATTTTCATATCCGTGAGAACTAATTGTTACAACGGCAGGATTGGCTCTGGTTATACCAGTAATTGTTTTAGTAGCCTCGCCAATCGAACCATTGTCTTTGAAGAATCTAAAATATAAATTCCCCATTTCAATGATGTAGGCTTGTTCTGTGTTAAATTCAAACGGAATTAATCTGGATGCCTCTGCGGAGTTTTCTGCTTCAGCAACAAAATGTGTTCCAACCCTACGCTTAATTCCACCATGAGGCAGAACATTAAAGTTTTCTAATGTCTTTGCACCATTATAATATTTTGCAAAGTCAACTCTACCTTCAAGTCGTGGTGATAACTCACCTGCCGTAAAGTTGGTTTGTATCGGTGAAAAGCGTGGCATTACAAAACTTCTGCTCTAGCAACAATCAGATCATCTGCATCGAATGTTTCTCCATAGCCTTCTTGACTACTCATGGTTCTGGCTTCAGCTAATTTCTGTGTGTAAAGTGCATTGAACACTTCAACAGATTTATTGTTTTGTGTTATAGGCCAAGCCATCTTTTCAGCTAACCGATATTCTAATGATTCTGTAAAGAGTGCATCGTATTGCCCAACATCAGTTATCCTCGCAATATATTGGAGGGAAACTGTACTGGCGTTAGTTAATAAGAATCTACCTTCAACTCTCCACTTCTCGTAGTCGTCATCAATCTTTAATGCCTTCAGACAAAATGGGTCTTCAGGTAATTGGTATTGAAAACTAAATTCAAAATTAGGTGTTGTTGTAGATTGTGCTAATGCCTGTCTAGTAATAGCAAAGTTCCATGTAAAGGCTCTTAAAACACTATCCCTCGTTGATGCGTAGAACCGATTGCATAACCTTGCTCTAGTAGAGTCGTCAGTTAATGCAGTTATCGGATCATCACCTAAGAGGGATAAAGCGTTTGAGCATATTTCAGCTTCAGAGGACATTATTTATTACAAATATACATGGTTACTTCAAAGCCAAAACGAATATCATTATATTCTGGAGTTTCCCATTTCATGTTTTTTTCCTCATAAAAAAATGTTTTAAAAAAAAGGGAGCATGTTGCCATACTCCCTAACTGCGGTTATATCTTAGTCAAGAACGTACACGATGTAACCTTCAAGTGTTGCTGTATCAGGTATTGTTCCACCTGCTACAACAGCTTGTATGGTTAATGGTGCGTTACTGTCGTAAAGATAAGTGTCCTTGCCATTTGTACCAGTTCCTAAAAAGGCTGCTGTTGCACTAGAGTTATCTAGTCCATCTTCAAAGGCATCAGCATCAGCAGATACAGCATCACCATTATTATCGGTGTGTGCTGTATAACCTACGTCTAATGTTCTTCCTCCGCCAAAAGCACTACTTGCAAGGAATGAAGAACGAACTAAAATACGTCCTTTACCTGCCGGTAGTTGTACAAGGTCAACTGTTGAAGTTGCATCACCTGCGCCATCTTGTGTATGTTTGACATACGCTACGCGCAATCTTCCATGCAAAGATGTTGTGTCCAACATTGTAGGAGGACTTGCTGTGATGTTAGTAACTTCGGCTGATTTTTGCGTTGTTACGGCCATAATTTATCCCTCCTCTGTTTATGGATCACAAGCGATTTCGACTACGCCTTCATCTTCTACTCTGGTAGCACCTATGTCCATCTGAGTGAAAACTTGAACTGAATAGTTCTTGTCATCTCTTTCAGATATACGAACACGGATGTCCTCACCAACTCCTAAACAAATAGATGGTGCAGAATAGCAGAGAACTAAGTCATCGCTGCTTGAATCAGTAGCAATCCTTTCTGATCTAATAAAGTTAAAGCCTAAGAAGGTGTTTACTTCACCCATAACTAGAGCCTTCACAGTATTAAAATCTGCGGATTGTACTTCGGTTAATGCGAGCAATTCAGACATTTGCTTCGCGTTTACCACGCAAAAGCGTGGTGCTTCGGGGTCAATCTCACTTTGATCTAACTTTTCTTTTGCAAGTAAAAGTTTTGATAAAGAAAGACCAACATCGCCTGACGTACTAGCGTATGTATGATCATTTACTGCGATCTTTTGACCGGCAGGTAAAGCGACTGCTGTCGCACCTGCAACTCCGGCTTGTGCATTACCAGAGGCAGCAGCAATAATATGATCATCCATTCGTCTACCCATTGCCCACACAGCATTTGCTGCGTATTCTGACTCAGGACTGATAAGCATCCTTCATACCAACTACGATTTTCATCGCTAATTATATTTGTGGTCTGGACTTTATCTTTACCCTCAACTAAATGTTAGGGCATCCCCTGTTAAGTCTCTACACCTT